GCGTCAAGAATCACAAGGGCCTCATCTACGCACATAACGCCGCGTTCGAGCGCCTGATCTTCTGGTACGTCTTGCAGGTCAACTTCAAGCTGGAGCAGTTCTACTGCACCGCCACGCAAGCCCGCGCTAACTGCGCCCCTGGCTCGCTCGAAGACGTGGGCCGCTTTGCCGGTGCGTCGATGAAGAAAGACCACCGGGGCGCGCATCTGGTGCGCCAGTGCTGCATGCCGCCCTACAACACCGAGCTGCTGCCTGAGCTAATCCTGTACTGCGAGCAGGACGTGCGCGCCATGCGTGCCGTCAGCAAGGGCTTGCGCCCCCTCTCCGCCGAAGAGCTTGGCGACTACCATACTAACGAGCGTATTAACGACCGGGGCGTGCTGGTGGACGTGCCGCTGTGCAAAGCCGCGATGTCCTACGCGCTGGAAGAAGCCGAGGAAGTGCAGCGCATCGTGGTGGAAGTAACCAAGGGCGAGATCACCAGCGTGCGCTCGCCTAAGATGCGCGAGTGGGTGCTGGAGCGCGTCGGCGAGCGGGCCAAGCGGCTGATGCTCAAAGACGACAAGTATTCAATCGACAAATCAGTGCGGGCCAACCTGCTCGCGATGGAGGACCCCGATGAAGTCCCGCCCGACGTGGCCGAAGTCATCCAATGCGCGGACGACCTCTGGGCGTCTTCGGTTGCGAAGTTCAGCCGCCTCGCACAACTTGCTGATGAAGAGGATGGTCGAGTTCGCGGAGCCTTCGTTTTTGCCGGAGGAAGCGCCACCGGTCGCGCCAGTTCCTATGGAGCCCAAGTTCACAATTTCACTAGAAAATGCGCTAAAGAACCCGAAGCTGTTAGAGCTGCGATGGTCCGAGGCCATGCAGTTGTGCCACGATTTGGAAAGCGCGTTACAGATGTCCTACGGGGAATGCTCCGGCCCGCACTGATCCCGGCCAAGGGCAAGAAGTTCGTGGTGGCCGACTGGAGCGCAGTCGAAGCGCGCGTCACGCCCTGGGCCAGTGCCCAGCCGCAAGCGCAGGATGTGCTGGACGTGTTCCGCGCAGGGCGCGACATCTACATCCGCGAGGCAGCGGGCATCTACCGTATCCCAGAGGATACGATTGATCCCGAGTCTGACGAGCGCCAGATTGGCAAGGTCGCCATCCTGTCCCTGGGCTTTGCTGGCGGTGTGGGCGCGTTCGCTGCGATGGGCCGCAACTACGGCATAACCTTACCCGAATCTGACGCCAGACGCATCGTGGACGCATGGCGGCGTGCCAACTCCTGGGCCGTGGCCTACTGGCAAAACTTAGAGGAAGCCTACACCCGCGCGATGCGCAACCGTGGGCACGAATTCAAGGCGGGTAAGGTGACCTATATGTTCGATGGCCAACACCTTTGGTATGCATTGCCATCGGGCCGCATACTTTGCTATCCATTCGCCCGCCTGGAAGCCGAGGGCGTGACGTATGCGAAGAGTGCGTGGAAACCCTCGGCTGATGCAAAAGAGTGGCCGCGAGGTCGTCTGTGGAAGGGTCTGGCGTGTGAAAATATCACACAGGCCACCGCCAACGATCTGCTTCGCCACGCGCTGCGCCAACTCGACGACGTGGTGCTTCACGTTCACGACGAGATCGTCCTCGAAACGAGTGATCCAGACGCAGCCGAAAACCTTAAACGTGTGATGTGTACGCCGCCCGCGTGGGCGAGCGATCTGCCCCTGAATGCGGGCGTGAAAACAATGGAGCGTTATGGCAAATAATTTTGTGGATTTCATCGCAGCATTGGCCCCTCCCGGGGAAACCGCGCTGTTCGTGCAACAGAAACTGACCGGAGGCACCTACGCCGACGGCAAACCGAAAGCGACGTGGCCCGCGTATCTCAAACCCAGAGGCAAGGGCGCGTGGTTTGGCAACACTGGCAGCTTCATCGTTGATCGCTTCAAAGATGGCGTGCCCAGCGCGTCCAAAGCGAACTGCGAGTACGTGCTCGTGATGATGCTGGACGACATCGGAACCAAAGCCAAAGAGCCGCCGCTTGCCCCGACGTGGAAGATCGAAACCTCGCCGGGTAACTTCCAATGGGGCTATGCGTTCTCCGAGCAGCCGACCAAGGGCGCGTTCGTGGGCGCGATGCTGGCGATTGCCGAAGCAGGCTACACCGACCCTGGCGCGAGTAATGCCGTGCGCAATTTTCGTCTGCCGGGTTCGGTCAACAACAAGCCAGGGATGAATGGGTTTGAAGCGAAGCTCGTGCATTTCGAGCCGAAGGTGGAATACACGCTCGAGGAGATATGCACCGCCCTGGGCGTGACCCCTTACGAAGACCAAACCGATGTCCTGCGCCCGATCCGCATGGACGACACGGGCCAAGACGACGTGCTCGCATGGCTGTCCGCACAAAACCTGCTGCTGTCTCGCCCGAATCACGAAGGCTGGGCGGGTGTCGTGTGCCCCAACAGCGCGCAGCACACCGACGGCAACGTCGAGGGCCGCTATATGCCGCTTAACCGCGCGTTTTGCTGCTATCACGGCCACTGCACCGAACTGGATTCGGGTGTGTTCCTGCAATGGGTGGCCGACAATGGTGGCCCCAAACACACGCCAGGGCTGCGCGAGGACTTGTTGGTGGGTGCGATGGACGCAGCGCTGTCCAAACTCACGCCGACCGCCGATTTTCCAGATGCCGCCGCCGTGATCGTGGCCGATACTGAGCGCAAGGAACTGGCTCGCTTGGAAAAGGCCGAGTGGTGGGACCGCTTCGCCTATATCCAAGAGGACGACGCCTACTTCGACATGCAAGACCGCAGGGAGCTTTCGCGCTCGACATTCAACGCTCTCTTTCGTCACATCGGCTGCAAGTCCATTCACAACGGCCGCAAGATCGAGCCCGCTATTTCGTTCGACGAGCAGCGGCAGGCCAAGGGCGCTAAGGCCTTAGTCGGAATCACCTACGCAGCGGGCCAAGGCGTGACAGTCACGCGCGACGGCCATGAGTACGGCAACCGCTGGCGCAATGCGCGTCCGCAACCCAAGGCAGGCGATGTCACGCCCTGGCTGCGCCACGTCGAGCGCCTCGTCCCCGTGGATTTCGAGCGTGAGCACTTACTGAATGCCCTGGCCCATAAGGTCCAGTTCCCCGGCCACAAGATCAACCACGCGATCCTCATGGGCGGCAACCCGGGCTGTGGAAAAGACACCCTCTTCGCGCCCTTTTTCTGGGCCATTGGCGGCGCAACAAAGACCAACTGCTCACTGGTCAAGAACGAAGACATCACCAGTCAGTGGGGCTATTCGCTCGAATGCGAAGTGATGGAAATCGCCGAGCTACGTCAAACTGAGGCTAAGGATCGAAGGGCGCTGGAAAACCAACTCAAGCCCATCATCGCCGCGCCGCCCGAGCTTTTGCCTGTCAACCGCAAGGGCCTGCACCCCTACATGGCCCTGAACCGCGTCTTCGTGGTGGCATTCTCAAACGAGCGCGCAGCGATCTCCATCCCCTCCGAGGATCGCCGCTGGTTCTGCCTTTGGGCCGACCTGCCGCGTCTGCCTGAATCGGATGCCGTGGCGCTTTGGAACTGGTACCAGCACCGGGGCGGTTTCGAGGCTGTAGCTGCTTACCTGCACACCCGCGACGTGTCTGCCTGGAACCCGACCGCACCGCCGCCTATGACCGAAGCGAAGGCGATCATGGTCGAACACGGCATGAGCACGGCCGAATCGATGCTGGTCGATATGATGCAGCGGCGCGTGGGTGACTTCGCCTCCGGGGTGATAGGCGCGCCCTTTCACGCGCTTTGCGACCGCCTGCAAGCCCATATGCCCGCAGGTGTGAAAGTCCCCCAGGCGGCGCTATTTCATGCCCTGAAGGAAGCTGGCTGGGTGGACCGTGGCCGGATCAAGTCCCGCGAGCATATGAACAAAAAGCAGGTGTTCTGCGCGCCGGAACTGTCGCAGAAATCCGACTCTGATTTGCGTAGGCTGGTTTCGCCGTGAAACATGTAGTGTTGAAGGTGGGCCCTGAGACCGCGCAGATACTGATCTACGCAAGCCCGGACGGGACGTTGCGCGGCGGTATGCGCGAGATCATCGAGGTGTACCGGGAACTGTGGGCGATGGGTTACCGCCCGACAGTCCCGGTCAAATTCTTTGTGCGCCAGTGGGCCAAAAAGAAAAAGGGACCGAAGTCCCTTAAAAGTTTAGCGATGGCGACCGAGTATAACCCGGAGCAAGAGGGCGAGGGTAGCGTAGATCATTGTGGGCGGTCCTCGTCGTCAAAAGCCATATCGGGCGGGTGAGGGACTTCGTCGTGCACGATGACCCCATCTATTAAGGGCAAGAACCGCCCGCAAACGACGCAAAAGTATCCGGTCATTAGCTCTTCACTTTCAAGTATTCGCTGTGAATTCGGCCGCCGTTGCGCAGGTAGTCTTTTTTCTCGCTCATTTCCAATTCCATCGAAAACAAACAAGCCACAAGTGAAGAATAAACTCGCGTCCGGAACTGAAGAACCCGATCCCAAAACACGGCCATTTACGAGGGAAAAATTCAACTTTAAACATAATCCTCCGCCCGCAGGATATGGTCTTCAAGGCGCGCGAATTGCGCGTTGTTGAGCATCTCGGCGATGTCCACGCCCCCGACGAACACGTGGAATATGTCCGCCATCGGTGGCGCGCCCGGATAGTCGGGCGTGAGCATTTCGCCCGGGAATACGTCGGCGTGTACTGTCATCTCAAAGCCCCACGGGGCGATTGTGTAGGTGTTCATTCGGTGATGTTCCTTGCAATGCAGTATTCGGAAACAGCATCTTCCACTGTTTTTCCATACAGGTAATAATAGGTGGCTGCGTCCCAATCAATCCGGCCGGATAACTCGGGGTGAGCCCCTACTAGTCGGTCCGCAAATTGGCCCATCCACTGGGCGCGTTTTTCGGCTTTACTCTGTTTCATTCGTGCCCCCAATGGTGCGCGCATTCGTCGCAGGATTTGTAATTTGTCTCAATACCCGTCACTAACGCAAACTGAGACGTGAACTCATCGCTCCCGCATGCGGGGCAACTTTCAACTTCTGCATAGGATTCCTCTCCCTGGGCCGCGTGGCAAGGTTCCGTCCGCAGGGGCTCGAACTGAAGGGTATGCAGGGGATCGAATGCAGCGATTTTGCGTGACGTGTTCAGCGCGAAATACTGGCGGACATATTCGGCGGTGCTCATGTCCGGGTTGAAAACCGGATACTGGCGTTTTTCCGCGCCTTTGGACTTTTGCCTCTTGTGCTTACCCGTGGCCAGGGCGTGAGTCGCGAACACGTCGCGAGAATCGAGAACCGTATATCGGGTCCGACCAATAGTTACGTTTTTCATGCTGTCTGCTCCTGTTTCAGGTGTTGGGCGATTTCAAACCAGTTAACGTCATTCAGGAAAGCCAGGGCGTAGTCGCGCCCGATGCCTTCTTGCGTGGTGTCGATGATCAATTCCTCGGCGTAGTTCTTCAGGTCATAGCCCAGGTCGTAAGCCTCTTGGCCGAAATCAAAATCTTCAGCGGCCGTGCCGTCGAATAGCTCCAGGTTGACCCGCCATGTGGCGTAGTTTGTCCATCCGTTGTAGGTGTTGTCGCTCATGGTTTCATGCTCCAAAAGTACAGGATAAAAGGCAGGGCCAGGATACCGGCCACAATGAGGGCGCCGATAGTGTCTTTCATAGGCCCGACACTCGAAAGCACTTACCGTCGGACAAACGCTGTACGTCAACCGTGCCAGGACCGCGCAGGGTCAGAACCCGACAACACGTCGGACGGCCGAATAGTTCTATAAAGAGAATTTGCCCGGGTTTCATGCCAGGAACCCCCCGATTAGAGTGACGGTAAGCCACACAATGCACCCGATAGTCGCGATTACTTTCATGTCGTGTACTCCATTGCCGGACCGGATTGTCCGGAATAGGGGAACCGCCCCTATCCCTGAAAATCACGCGTTACAGCACCCGCAGCATGGTGCATCTTCGCACCGGCCGCGTTTATTGCGATAAAACTCGCGTCCGCCGGTGTTCCATATGTCGGATACCCCACGGGCCAGGGACCGCGCCATGTACCGGCCCGCAGCCAGAGCCGCTTCGGGGTCCGAGGCCACTAACTCGGGGTCTACATCCGCCACGGCCGCTAGTGTCGGGTCTACGGTATCGGCCAATTCGGCGCGCCCCTTGCCATGCCATAAAATTGTGTCCCCGGGTTGAATGCGGGCGCCAGTACGTATGCACCGGCCCGGATACTTTGCGAGCATTGTTTTCATGCGGCCACCTTAATATTAATCACCCGGCGCGCATGGCCGGATGCATGATCTGCAATGACGATATCGCGCGCCTGGATTGACGTACCCGCGCATAGGGTGCACTTCGCGCATGTAGATTTGCGTCCGCCCTCGGCCGATGCCGGGCATACAGTCTCGCCGGGTTGACGGTCAACCCCGACGGACACCCGAAAAACGCGCATGCCGAGTAAATTGGCGCGCGCGGCTTGTTCGATTGTGTCCGCGCTTGCCATCACCAGGGGCGCCCATGCGTTAACGTCAAAATCGGGCCGGTCCCATTGGTGCGTATAGCCCCGGCGTCCGGCCGCGTAGCGGGTAATTTGAGCCCACATTGTCACGGGCGCGGCAAACGGGTCCCCATAGGTCCCAAGCCGAACGATTTTGCCCGCCAAGGCGCGCGCAATTGTCGCAGCATCGGCGCGGGTATACCGCCCGCGTTTGTATGCGTGATAAACCGATTGGACCGATTTCCCTACCTGTACGTAGCATGGTGCTTTCCCGGTTTCCCTGGCCAGTAGCGGCCGGTGTTCGCACTGTCCGCATATCGATTCATCGGCGCCGGTTTGCAGTGCCTCCACGGGCGCCACGTCGGACCGGATGATGAAGGACTGCACAATGGCGCCTGTCTTAGCATTGGCGGAGCCATCAAGTTTATTGACGATCACGACGATCGGCGCGCCGTCGATCAGGGACGGGCCTTCGTAGGCGATATATCCGAGGAAATTTCTCATGGTGTAGTGTCCTGTAGTGTGTTGCGATGTGATGATTGTACGGGATTGTTTGACACTGTCAACAACAATTTTCTAGGGATTTTCCCTAGGTGCTGTGCGTTGGTATGGTCAGAGTGTGGTCGCTTTTCGGCGATTGTGGTCTGGGACGTGACCACGGTTTTAGCGAGCACCGGCGCGGGTTCCGGGCTATGTGGTCATTGTGGTCTGTAGTTTATATGTTATAAAAAATAATTAATATATATATAGGAGTATGGCGGAGCGTCGCCACGCCCACCGTTTTGGCGCCAACTGAAAATGGGTGACCATGTGACCATATGACCACAAATGCGCCAGATCGGTCGACGATCGCGTCGCCTGGACGTTTTGAATACTTTCGTTTAGTGCATAAAGAGACGGTTCTTTATGCTACGTATGCGGGTACGTAGTTGCTGCGATGCAACAGGAAGGCTTGCGAGTAGGGCCTGACAGCACCCGCTCCGCTCCATGCTCCGCGCTGTCGCCGACGCGACACGCTGTCACCTGCGCGACACCTTGCTCAAACCTTACAGCCACCAGCCACGCAGCTATCGAGCCCGCCAGTCCCATAGCCACGATCTATCGTGTCACCTGCGCGACAGCTTCACAGCCCGTGAGTGATGTGAGCACTCACTTCGACTTTAAGTTAGCGAGCACTCACTTCGCCTGGCTGTTAGTTAGCACTCACTAACATCATGTTGTTAGCGAGCACTCACTAACATCTGTCAGGAGTGAGCACTTACTAGGGGGGGAGGGGGTGTTGGTCACACTGTAAATTTGACGGTGCCACCGCTATACCTAAAAAGCAAAATGGGCAAAACACTAGGTCTTAGCCGTAAGAAAAAGTAGAATCAGGCAACTTCCCCGAAAGGATAAAAGTGAATTTGCCAAAGACGCTACCGAAGACGGACACGATGCGCCTGAAGGAGTTGAAAGAGCTCCTGCTTAAATCAGGCGGCAAGAGTGTTGTTCAGAAGGTGCTCGACATCGCGATGGATGACGCACATCCCGGACAGATGACGGCGCTTAAGATGTGCATGGATCGCACACTGCCCACCAGCTTGTTTGAAAAAGAAAAAGGCGCTCGCAGCGCCGTCACGATCAATATAACTGGAATTGGCGAAGCGCCCACAATCATAGAAGCGAAGGATATAACGGATGTCTGACCTTAACTTCCAGCTTCTGCCCTGGCAGCAGGAGGTCTACGCTGATTCCCACCGATTCAAGGTCATCGCCGCCGGTCGCCGGTGTGGTAAGTCGCGCCTCGCCGCCACCACTTTGATCATCGAAGCGCTCAAATGCCCGCCCGGATCAGCGGTGCTGTACGTTAGCCCCACGATGGGACAGTCGCGCCAGATTGTGTGGGACTTGTTGCTCGAACTTGGCCGCGAGGTCATCGCCAGCAGCCACGTCAACAACCTGGACATCACAATGATCAACGGTGCAAGGATCTATGTGCGCGGCGCAGACCGCCCGGATACGCTGCGGGGGGTGTCACTGACCTATGCCGTGCTCGACGAGGTGGCTGACA